TGAAATTAGTTTGATTCCACAAAAGTCACTAGAAGATATTAGTACTCAATTAGACATTGCACAGTTTGAAAGTGTAGATCAAATTGTTGCTGGCGAAATCGCTGCAATTGACTCAGATAACTTCAACAAAAAAACACTTATGGACATTTATAGCGAATTATGATAAAAATTAAGGATTTGACTGTGAAGAATTTTATGAGCGTGGGCAATCAGACCCAAGCTGTAAACTTTAATCGCGAGCAATTAACACTTGTGCTAGGTGAAAACTTAGATCAAGGCGGAGATGATAGTGGAAGTCGTAATGGTACAGGTAAGTGTGTTTGTATAAATACTATTGTAAAGGTAAAAAACACTAAAAACTGGTGAAATTTACGAAACAACTGTAGGAGATTTATACAATGCCGCGATGGGACAATAATCTAAAAGATAATTGTATTAATATTTTGGATAATGTTATTAAAAACTTAAAACCTGATCGTAGAGAATTAATTCTCTACGAAATTTTATCTTTAGGTATTATTAATAATAAAAAAAGATTGAGCAATATATCAGAAATAAGTTAGGATTAACTTCTAAACATGCTCGTCACACAACCCAATACTGGAGTTTACGCGGCTGGAGCGAAAATGAATCTTACGTAAAGTCAAAAGAGAATAAACAAAAAAATGTTAAAAGTGTATATAGCAAGGAATTTTGGTTAGAAAAATTAATCCATATACTAATAAACCTTATACTATCGAAGAAGCAGATTTTGAACGTAATTGTCGGCGTCCTATTCGAAAAGAATACTGGGTTAAAAAAGGATATAACGAAGTTGAAGCTATGCATCTAGCAGAACAAACAAAGAGCGACAATATAAAAAAGGAGCTAGTCAATCTGCTAACTCAACAGTGCGACATGTTGCATCAAAACGATGCGTTGACTATTATACCGCTCGAGATTATTCTGAAGAAGATGCCAAAAAATTAGTTTCTGAATCACAAAAGCATTTTTCTAAAGAAATATGCATAGAAAAATACGGAAAAGAAAAAGGGTTAAAGATTTGGCAAGAAAGACAAGATCGATGGCAAGCTAGATTAAGCGTAAAATCTGACGAAGAAAAGGCCAGAATTAATAGACTTAAACTATCAAAAGGAATTACTGTATCAAAAGCAGAAAAAGAAATAATTAATGAAATTAAAAAAGCTAATAAAAATTTAATTGTTTATCCGCAGTATTCGTTATCTGTTAACAACAAAAAACAGTATGTTTATGATATTGTAGTTGATAAAAAGATTATCGAATATAACGGCGACTTTTGGCATTGTAATCCAAAGATGTATACAGAAGATTATATAAATCCTAGAACTAAGATAAAAGCATCTGATAAATGGACCAGTGATATTAAAAAAATCGAATATGCTCAAACTCAAGGCTACGTAGTTATGGTTAGTTTGGGAAAGTGATTTTAAAGAAAATAAAGAGGAAGTATTAAAAAAATGCATACAATTTCTAACACAGTGAAGAGAAAATTTGTTAATAGCATAGACTTATCAGACTTGGAAATTGAGACTGATACTGGTTGGCAGCTAATAACATCGATACATAAAACTATTCCATATAATGTATGGATAATCAAAACATCTTCTGGTAAGTTCTTAAAGTGTGCAGATACTCATATTCTTTTTAACGGAGAATTCAATGAAGTTTTTGTAAAGGACTTAATTGAAAATCAATCTACAATTTTAACTGTAGACGGGGTCGAATTAGTTACCAGTATTGTAAAAAAGTCGTACACCGAAAACATGTTTGATTTAACTGTAGACAGTAATGATCATAGATTTTATACAAACGGAATACTTTCTCATAACACCACCATTATCAACGCACTCAGCTATGCTCTGTATGGTCAAGCACTTACCAACATCAAACGCAACAACCTAATCAACAAGATCAACAACAAAGGCATGTTGGTCACACTCCATTTTGAAAAGGATGGGCAGGATTACAGGATTGAGCGGGGACGTTCGCCCAATGTGCTAAAGTTCTATGTGAATGACCAAGAACAACATCTGACTGACGAGAGTCAAGGCGATAGTAGACAGACTCAAGAGACCATCAGCACACTGTTGGGTATGAGTCATGACATGTTCAAGCACATTGTAGCACTGAACACCTATTCAGAGCCGTTCTTGAGCATGAGAGCCAACGATCAACGTGCTATTATCGAACAACTGCTGGGTATTACACTGCTAACTGAGAAGGCAGATGCTCTCAAAGAGCAGGTTCGTATAACCAAAGACGCAATCACAGAAGAAACACTGAAGATTGATGCGATTCGCGCTGCCAACATCAAGATCGAAGCTGGTATTGAACAGTTGATTGGTAGACAACGTGCTTGGCAATCGAAAAAGAAGCAGGACATTGCAAAATTAGAAAGTGCCATTGCCCAATTAGAAGAACTAGACATTGATAAAGAGCTGGAAGCACATGAACTACTGCAAAACTGGAACGATCTCAACAATGCTAGTACAGCACTGAACAAAGAACGATCGACTCTTGAAACTGCACTGTTGAGAGCAGACAGTTCGGTTAAGAAGGCTGAAAAGGACATCAAAGAACTTGACGATGCTATGTGTTATGCATGTGGTCAAGAACTTCATGAGACCAAGAAAGCCGAGATACTTGCTAAAAAGACCAAAGAGCTAGAAGATGCAATGTTGTATCAATCAGAAGTAGATACAAAGCTTAAAGATGTGATGAAAGGTCTATCAGAAATTGGCGAAATCAATTATAAGCCCAGCACTTTCTATGACACTGCCAAAGCTGCGTATGATCATAGAAGCAACGTAGACGGATTGAAACAATCATTGAATTCAAAAATTGAAGAAGATGATCCTTACCTTGCTCAGATAGATGATCTCAAAACCACTGCTATACAGGAAATACGTTGGGACATGGTAAATGATCTCACCAGCTTTAGAGAACATCAAGAATTTCTGTTAAAGTTGCTTACAAACAAAGACAGTTTTATTAGAAAGAAGATCATCGATCAGAATCTAGCCTATCTCAACAACAGACTCACATACTATCTTGATAGGCTAGGACTTCCTCATCAGGTTGCGTTCCAAAACGATTTGAACGTTGAGATCACACAGTTGGGACAAGATCTTGACTTTGATAACTTGAGTAGGGGTGAACGAAACAGACTAATACTCGGTCTAAGTTTTGCTTTCCGTGACGTTTGGGAAAGTCTCTATCAAGGCATCAACCTATTGTTCATCGACGAACTTATTGATTCGGGCATGGACACTGCTGGCGTTGAGAATAGTCTTGCGGTTCTCAAGAAGATGGGACGTGAAAGAAACAAAAATATCTATTTGATCAGTCACAAGGACGAATTGATCGGCAGAGTAAACAATGTGCTCAAAGTTATTAAAGCAAATGGCTTCACCTCATACGAATCAGATTTAGATATTACTAGTATCGTATAAATACTAAGTAAATTCTAAAGGAGATATAATGTTTACGCAAAATAATTATTTAAAAGAATATTATGATATTATAAAAAATAACAAAGTACTAGATCCAAAATCTCAATATTGTGAAAGACATCATATCATTCCTAAATCACTGAATGGATCTAATAAAAGAGACAACGTTGTGTGCCTTAGTGCTGAAGATCATTTTTTTGTGTCACAAGTTATTAGTTAAATTTACAACAGGAGTCGACAATCAGAAGATGTGGAGCGCTTTATGGAGAATGATGAATAAACAAAGTCGTTCGCAGCAAAGAGAGTACACATTTACAGAAAAAGACTATGAAGAGGCAAGAATCAAACATTCAATTGCGCAATCTAAAAGAATGAGCAAAGAAAACAATCCTTTTTTTGGAAAAAATCACAGCGAAGAAACTAAGAAAAAAATGTCAGAAGCAAAAAAAAGGAAAGTCATATGAAGAAATCTTTGGAGACGAATATGCTTCTGTTATGCGAGAAAAGCGTAAGAATGAAACTACTGGAAAAAAGAGAAGTGATTCTACAAAAGAAAAATTAGACAAAATAAGTTAGGAAAATCTAGAGATCCTGAGCTAATGAAAAGAATAGGCGAAAAACTTAAAGGCAGAAAGCAATCACAAGAAACTATAGAGAGAAAAAAATTAGCACGAATAAACGGACAGAAAACTTGCGAGTTTTGTGGAAAAACTACAATGCTTACGAATTACAAAAGATGGCACGGACAAAATTGTAAATCATATGCAAATGACTTAGAGGTTACAAACTAATGGAAGATGACGCACATGACTTGCTTGTAAAAGCATATCTGGCATATTTTGCAGCAAATGAAAAATTTGAAAGACGAAATAGTGTACGAACACATCGCGCGGTACGAAAGTGCTTGCGTGAAATTCGTACGTTAGCAAAAGACCGCGCAGATCAAATACATAACCATCATAACACAACAAGGCAAACCAGAACTTAGGCAAAATAATTTAGGCTACGGTAAGTATACTCATGCAGTGGACTTACGAAGGCAACGAGATTGACCAAATACCAAACGACTACGAAGGATTTGTTTATCTTATTACCAACACCACTACAGGCCAGAAATACATAGGCAAGAAACTAGCAAAGTTTAAAACTACTAAGCCACCACTTAAAGGCAAGAAAAATAAACGGCGCGGAACTAAAGAAAGTGACTGGAGAGAATACTATGGCTCCAGTGATAGACTGAACGCAGACGTTGCAGCACTAGGCGCAGATAAATTTACAAGAGAAATACTATACCTATGTAAAGGTAGGGGCGAAATGTCCTACATAGAGGCAAGAGAACAGTTTGAACGCAGAGTACTTGAAACAGATG